TTATACCCATAGTATAGAAAGACGCCAATCCGATGGGAGTAGCGGGTAATCTACTCCTCATGTCTCAGTAGCCAAGTGGTAAGGCGAAGGTCTGCAAAACTTTCATTCGTCGGTTCGATTCCGATCTGAGACTCTCATTCCAGAATCGACTAACTGGCAGGTCACCACACTTTGAATGTGTTTGTCTAGGTTCGAATCCTAGTTCTGGAATTTGTCCGTGTAGCCCAATTGGCAGAGGCAATAGACTAAGGATCTATTTGTTGGAGGTTCGAATCCTCTCACGGACACCATCTTGGGTTAGTGTAATTGGTAACACGGCGGTCTCCAAAACCGCAATTCAGAGTTCAAGTCTCTGACCCTTGGCCAAATGCCCTGGTAACTCAGTGGAGGAGTGCTTCGCTACGAACGAAGAAGACGGGGGTTCAAATCCCTCTCAGGGTGCTTGACAGATTCAGAAGAGTCTGTTATTATATAAAAGTTGTTGCCCCAGTACTCCAACTGGCAGAGAGGGTGGACTTAGAATCCATACAGTGTAGGTTCAACTCCTATCTGGGGCACTTGACAATCTTGTATATATAAACTAAGATTGTCTAATGCGGATTTAATTCAGTGGTAGAATGGCTGCCTTCCAAGCAGTTCGTCAGGGGTTCGAATCCCCTAATCCGCTCTTGGAGTTTAACTCCAATTTATGTGGGGAAGTGTAGTGGTTGCACAGGAGTCTCATAAGCTCCAGGTTGGTGGTTCGATTCCGCCCCCCGCCACCAAATTATACCGTGGATAGTCCAGTGGTCAGGACACGCAGACAATGCAGTTGGAGTTTGGGTTCGATTCCCGATCTGCGGCAACTTCATTCCGAGTAGCCCGCAAGGTGCGGGAGCAAGCTGTTAACTTGTTATAGGTCAGTTCGATTCTGACACTCGGAGTTTTACCTTTGAACTATGTTATTATTATAAATAGAAATAAAATATTTGTAGGGTATGTCAAATAAAAAGGCAGTTTCAGATTATAGAAGAAGAGCAAAGGAATATGCTCTAAAAGCATTTAAACAAAAATGTGGGATATGTGGATACAATAAATGTATTGGGGCATTGGAGTTTCATCATTTAAATCCTGAAGAAAAAGATTTTGGTTTATCATCAAAGGGGATAACTCGTGCTTGGAGTAAAGTTTCCGAAGAACTTAAAAAATGTGTGTGTCTTTGTGCCAACTGTCATCGAGAAGTTCATAATAATGTTACCAGTATTCCCGATGATGTGATAAAATTTGATGAAGAATATACTGTTTGGAAAAGTGAGTTTGCCAAAAAAATGATTTCCTGTCCTGTATGTAATTCTGAAATGCCCATTAGACAAAAATATTGTTCTGATAAATGTGCTAAAAAAGTTAGAGAAAAGGCAAATTATCCAAATGATATTGATCTTTTAGAAATGGTTAAAAGGTATGGATATTCTCATACTGGCAGAATTTTTGGTGTAAATGGAAATTCTATTAAAAAGCGATTGCAAAAAAGAGGACTTTTGATATCTACTTAATTTTATAAAATTTTATTACATAAATATCCAAAGAATATGAAAATATTATGGAAAACATACGAGTTAGATGCAAATCCTGCAATAAAGAAATAGAAGGTCGTCCAGCGAAAACAATTTCGTGTGGGTGCTTTAATATGACAACTATAGTCAATAATAGTAGAATTACTGCACTTGACTTATCGCAAGTAGTAATGTTAAATACTACGAGTGAAAAACCAAAGTCAAATGTCCTTACAAATCAGGACATTATGTGGCAGGAAGCAAGACGACAAAGAAAAGTTCGTCGTTTAGATTTTGAAGTCCGTTGATTTTTATGGAGAGAGTCCGGTTGGTCGAGGACACCGCCTTGAAAGCGGCTGGGTGTAAAAGCTTCGCAGGTTCGATTCCTGTTCTCTCCGTTTCAGTAAAATAATATACAAAAATGCTTTATTTATCTTGATATTAACATACAATTGACAGTTTTAATTTAGGGTTCAAACTAAATTATTATATCTATGAATAAATCCCAATGGACGATCATACATACCAGAATTGGGTAAAGATAAAGGAAACTTTTGAAGAATCTGGTAACACTAATAATATGTTCTATAAAAGAGCAGTTGAAATTATTAAAACCAGAAAAGATCCTCTTGCAAAGTATCTTGGGGATGAAAAATAAAACTTTACTAAATTATTAAAAATGAATCAAACTATTGCAACAAAAATGGAAAGTTTTACTGTAGATGAATTTCAACTTCATTTTGATGAATTATTAGAAAGAGTTGAAAATGGAGAATCTTTTGTGATTAAAGGTGATTATGGGGATGCTGTTTTGGTTCCTTGTAGTGGAGACAGTTGTGGGGAACTTGATGAACTTATTCGCATCCACACTGAACATGAGGAAGGTTGCTGAGACACTTTAGAAACTGTCCTACTTGACTTTCAAACCTCAACCTTCTATAATAACAAGGTCAACAATTAAAGCAATGACTCTCACTTCTAAATTTAAGAAAGACATTCAAACCCTTCGTGGTGCTGCAAATGGCGATTTCTACCTTGATGTAAAAAATCCAAAACTTTATAAAAAGGTTCGTCGCTATTATGAAAACGAAGGTGTAGTTTTCTCTGGTGATCCTATGGATGATTATGAGATTCTTATGGAATACATCTTTAGTGATCTTGAAACTGTTGAGGTTGCATAATGATTAAACTAATTTCATAGATGTGGAAATTTCAACAGTTCTTCGATACGCAGGAAATATTTTTCTCATTGTCGGTTATTATCTTCTTTTGTGGGGTGATGAACGATTTGGACTAATTGTAAAGTTTATTGGGGGATTGTTCTTAATTCCATCATTTTATCATTATAAAATGTGGGACTCTTTATCTTTATGTGGATTTTATTTTATTATTGAGATAAGTAAGTTAGTTCATTTATTCGCCACGGATGGGCGTTAACAGTACTGGTGGAGTCAAGTTTGAACCCTGATTTGTCCCCGCAAGATAAGGGACAATAAAAATTCTTGCTGGTGCGGATGGGGATTACTCCCGCTTGGTTTAAAATTTCCAATTAAAAAATTCTTTAAAGGGGAGTTGCATAAACTCTCCTTTTTTTGTATAATATATAAGAGGTATTTAAAGAATATTCTATGAGTGATTATGAATTTTTAAAATATTTGGATGAAAATGAAGAGGCAAAACCAGTTAAAAATCATCCAGGGTATTTTATTACTACTAAAGGGAGAGTTTGGTCTAATAGAGGAAAAGGAAATAGATCAAAATGGTTGACTCCAACTAAAGGTAAAAAGTATTATTGGTGTGTAACTCTTTGGGGTGTTAATGATAAAAGAAAAGGTCTTAAAATTCACACTTTAGTTGGAAGACATTTTTTAGATGAATATAATCCCGGACTTTTCATACTTCATAAAAATGAAAATTTAAGTTATCCTGAAATTAATTATTTGGAAAATCTTTGGGTTGGAACAAATCAAGATAATATCATAGATATGTATAATAAAAATAGATATGTTGTTGATAAAAAATTGAGGCGTGAAATTGGTAAAAACTGGTGGAATAATATGACAGAAGAAAAAAGAGAAGAATGGAGAATAAAAAATAAACTAGGAAAACAAAAAAATGAGGTAAAATTATGATTGATAATAGTAAAAAAACTGCTTTAGTTTTGGGTGCTGGTGGGTTCATTGGTTCTCATATGGTTAAGAGATTAAAATTAGAAGGATATGGATTTGTAAGAGGTGTAGATCTTAAGTATCCAGAATTTTCTTCAACGGAAGCAAACGAATTTGTTCTTGGGGATCTTCGTGATGTAGATTTTGTTCGTCGTGTCCTTGAATATAAGGGTGATCGTGGTAACTTCTACCAATCAGTTCCCTATCGTTTTATTGAATCGTTTGATGAGATTTATCAGTTTGCTGCTGATATGGGTGGAGCAGGATTTGTTTTTACTGGAGAGAATGATGCAGATATTATGCATAACTCCGCAACTATTAATCTGAATGTTCTTGAAGCACAGAGAAAATTAAATGACTATAAACAAGTCAATAAGACTAAAATTTTCTACTCTGGTTCTGCTTGTATGTATCCAGAACACAATCAACTCGATCCACATAACCCTGACTGTCGTGAAGGGTCCGCCTATCCCGCAAATCCAGACTCAGAATATGGTTGGGAGAAACTGTTCTCAGAGCGTCTTTATTTCGCCTACAACCGCAATTACGGTATTCCTGTTAGGGTTGCTCGCTACCATAATATCTTTGGACCTGAGGGAACATGGGAAGGTGGAAGAGAGAAGGCACCAGCAGCAATCTGTCGTAAAGTCGCATATCTTCCAGAAGAAGGTGGAACCATAGATGTGTGGGGAGATGGACTGCAAACTCGTTCCTTTTTGTATATTGATGAATGTATTGAAGCAACCCGTAGAATGATGGAATCTGATTTTATCGGACCCGTCAATATTGGATCTGAAGAAATGGTTACTATCAATCAACTTGTTGATACTGCCGCTAAAGTTGCTGGTAAGCAAGTTGAAAAGAATCATATTGATGGACCTCTTGGTGTTCGTGGTCGTAATTCCAATAACGATCTCATTCGTGAAAAACTAGGTTGGGATTATTCTCAAACACTTGAAGAAGGAATTTGTAATACTTATAATTGGATTGTGGGGCAAATTAAAAAATGAACTTATTTGAAATTATTGAAAAATTTAATTTAAATCCAACTACAGATAAAAATTCTGTACATTGTTATGTTAAGGGATACTATGAGCAAGAGTTTTTTAAATATAAAAATAAAAAAATAAATTTCTTGGAAATAGGAATTCGTGGTGGTGGATCAATGAAATTGTGGTCTGAATATTTTACAAATGCTAAATCAATAATTGGTATTGATGTTGACGAATCTGCAATTGTAAATCAATTTAAAGACCTTAAGGGAGTTACATATCATTTTGGAAATGCATATACAGAAGAGATTGTAAGTAAAGTCCCAACTCTAGATATTTTTCTAGATGATGGACCACACACTTTAAACAGTCAATTAGATGCAATTAAATACTATCTTCCAAAAGTAAAATCTGGTGGATTATTTTTAATCGAAGATGTTCAAGAAGACTCATGGTTTGATGATCTTGAGGAAGAAGTTAATAAATTAAATGTTGAAAATAAATTCACAATTGAAAGAGTTGATCTTAGGCATATGAAAAATATGTATGGCGATCATAGATATGATGATTTAATTTTTTCAGTAAAAGTAAAGTAAAAATGGTTCAGATTAATATATGTGTAAACAGTACCAAATCTTTTAGCGAAAAAACAATTCCTGTTGTTGTTCAATCTTTATTAGAGTCTGGAATTAATTCAAAAAATATTTTTGTGATTGAGGGTGGATACGAAAAAAGGTGTATAGAAGAGAAAGATACTTATACTCATATTTTTACGAATCATAATTCTTTGGAGTATACTGGATTAATTGATATTGTCGAATATGAAATGGTATCTGACTATTGGTTTAATATTCATGATACTTGCAAAGTTGGTAAAAATTTTAAAGATCTTTTATACAACATACCAGATAATTTTCCAGATAAAATAGCATTAAGAAGTCATCCTTCAATGAGCATAGGAACTTATAAGTATGAGTACTTATTAAAACATAAGCAAAGACTTTTGGATATTAAAAATACCGACTATTCAAGAGAGTCATTACAGATATGGAAACAGAAAGGTATAGAAATGGAAGACTATATGTTGTATAAACTTCAAGATTCTCCTACTATTAAATATAATCCACATATATCTGATTCTGGATGGAATATTATTCAAGGAGAAGATTGGTATAATACTAATATAAAAAGAAGAATAGAATACCATCCAACTTTGGATTTATATAAATCAAAATCTAATTGGGAGGTGAAACCTTGGATGGAAATTGATTTATAATGAAAATAGCAATAATAGGTGGAGGTTGGGTTGGTTGTCATTTGGCGAATCATCTAAAAAAAACTAATCAAGTGATTCTTTATGAGAAGAATCAGATTTTTTCAGAATCTTCCTTTTTTAACCAAAATAGACTTCATTTAGGATATCACTACAGTAGAAGTTATAATACTAGAATTCTTTGTAAAGATACCTTTGATAAATTTTATCATCAGTATTCGTTTTTAGTTGAAAATATCAAAAAAAATATTTACTCAATTCCACTAAATGATTCTTTAATTGATTTTAATACTTATCTAAAAATATTTGAAGATTTTAATACCCATGAATTAGTATCTACTAAGAGTTTGAAAAATATTGAAGGCAGCATTCTCG